CACGTGCGGGTTCAAGTCCCGCCTCGCGCACCAAATGACGCAAATTTGAACCGCCAGACGGTCTATTTCTTGAATGGGCTGTTCGTAGCGTTCTCATTTGTGAAAGCAAAAAGAGCCGAGGAGTGATAAACTCCCCGGCTCTCGCTTTTTTAGCCTGCGGCATCATCGCCGGAGGCTTTTTCTTTGATTTTGAGGCCTGCAAGCAGACCGAGTTCCACCGTCCAAGCGGAGAACCATGCGATGGTCAACTCGCTCGGAACGAGGTGGTCGTGCCAACTGATGACCAGTACTGCTATGGTGTACCAAGTCAGATTCAGCATGGCGGCCAGGACAAAGAGAGTGCGTTTTTTGATGCGTGGTCTCTTCGTCTTTTCTTCTGCGTGTTTTGCCGTGTACTTCATCGCTTCTGGGTGTAGTCAAGGGCAATCCAACCTGCCCCAGACTTCAACTTGCCCCATTCGCCGGACGCATCCTCAAGAACGATGGTGTAGATACCCTTGTCCTTGATAGACCCAGTCACAGCATAGCCAGTGCCGGGGCCTTTGCGGATGTTCAGTTCGGAGGCGGTGACCTTCACGAGGTACGGCTTGAAGGTGGTGGCATCGGTACCGCCGACCTTCTGCAGAACATTGACAGACACCCAAGTGTTGATGCCTGCCTCCTTCTTGTTGGTCTTTTTATTGACCTTCTTACCCAGAAGGACGCAGCGTTCGCCACCCTTGTAGACGGGTTTGCCGTTGGAGGTGGTCTGCGTCACGATGTGGGTGTACCCTGTCTTGACCCAAGAAGGAATGCCAGAGCCTGCAGGGTGATACTTCTTCGCATCGGACTTGAACTCCACGGTGTCATTCACGGCGAAGGGGCAGTCCGAGGAGGTAGGCTTCTCCGGCTCGGTGGGAGCAACGGTGCTGCCTCCAATCTGGGCGTTGACCTTCTTTACGATGTCGGAGTGTCTGTCGTAGAGGTAATCTCCGGGGCAGGCTTTGTTCGCAAACCATCTGTGAATGGTCAGCACCATTTCGCCACTCTTCGGCTCGTAGGCAAGGGCGGTGTCCTTATCGGGAAACCACAGCACCTTGTTCTTGCCGTTCCGCTTGCAGATGTCTACGAGCAGTTTAATGAGGGCGTTGTAGGCCTTGTCCGAGACGGGCCAGGGGTGCTTTGCCTCCGTGTTCGCCACCTCAATGGTGATGGCTCTCTGGTCGTTGGCATTGGAAGATGTACACCACGAACGGTTTGCCTCGTCTACATAGAGGCCGATGCGACCGTCCGAGCCGATGCCGTACTGACTGGATGCCTGCCTGCTGCTCTTGGAGAATAGCGCACCGCAGGACTCAACCGAGAGGTTGCCTGCCATACAGTGGATGGAGGTGCGGTCGATTGGCTTGGTTCGCTTGCCGGAGTGATTCGGACTCATTACCTTGCAGCAGATGAGAGAACTGTTACTCATCCTCATCGTCCCCCTTTCCATCGCCTTCCATGAAGCCTGCGAGGGTCTCTTCGTCCACGACATCGCCGTCCTCATCATAGATGTACCCGGTCTTTTTGTCGTGCTTCAGAACGCCCTTGTAGGGAAGGTCATCGTCAATCTCGTGGTTGTAGTAGCGGAGATTCAGCTTCAGGGTCTTTTTCTTACTCATTGCCTTCGTCCTCCTTGGTTTCGAGTTTCGCCGAGTTCAGAATAGCGGTGAACTTCTCAAACGCCTCTTTGATGTATTTACAGGACACGAGAAGCACCGCACCGATAATTACGAGGTCGGCGAAGATGTCGGTATATTCCTCTGGGATAGTCCACCCCACCTGCGTTGCGAACAGGGGCAGAGTGGTAATCGCCACGCACAGAAGGGTAAGACCGACCACGAAGGTCAGCACCTTCAAGGCACTGGCGATGAGTTTGCTCTTATCGAAGGACTGCTGCTGAATTTTGATGTTGTACCAGAGCGAGAATGCGACATTCGCAAGGTACGCCGCCAAGAAAATCAGCATCGCCCATCCGATGTTGGTAAGGTTTTCAACGATTGCGTTAAGCATAGTCTGTATGCCTCCTTTTACTGTTTAAGTGGCAACTCATCGACCTCGGACATGAGTTCGTCAAGGTCGCCGTTGCCGTGTAGGGTGTCGTGGTAAACGCTGTGCATTTGGTGCAGAAGCCTGCGCTCATCGAAGGAAATCTCTCCCTTTTGGAGATAGGCGAGTCCGAGGTAACGAAGTCGGTCGAGGAGAATGTATCGCTGCCCTGTGATGGTAGCCTGCACAGCCTCTTCCAGTTTGTCGATTTTTAACTGGTTCGTCTTGCACACATTCTCTTGTCGCTCCTCCGCTTTGTCCTCTTTTTTCGCTTTCCGAGCGAGTTTCCACTGGATGATGTTGTCCAGTAGTTTGATGAGCGCCGCTGATGCGGCACCAGTGAGAAGGTATCCGAGCCATTCCATAGCCATCAACCTCCTTCTGCAGGGTCGCTGTTTCCGAGGAGTGAGGCATAGCGCTCTGCGACCACCGCCTTCTCCTCTTCCATAACGACCGCCCCCACCTGTGCGAGGGCATCGCTCTGCGCCTTTATGATATTGTTCTGTGCCTCACAAATAGCGCAGAGTTCTCGTATTGTCTCCCAACTATTCATTGACTTCCTCCCATCCGTAAACACCCGGCTCCCAGACATTGTTGTCAACGGTGGACTTCCAATGCTTCTCGGAGTGGGTTACCTTTGCTCCGAGGCTGTAGGAGTCATCCGCGCCCACAGGTTGTGACCAGTCGGGCCACTCCTCCGCAGGGTCTGCGATGCGAACCCACAGGCTCGGCGAAACATCCGGCGTCCAATCCGCCTGCGATGTATGCTCGGTGAGGCATCTGTAGAGCAGTCCCTCGCCGAAGCGGCGAATGTTGCCGACTTTGTATTTTACGCCGACCTGCCATTCAGCGAACGCCGAGGCGTGTTCGCCTGCGGTGACCTCGTCAATAGAGCCGTTCTCGGCCAAGGTGACGAAGGTGATGGCGGCAGTGGCGTTGGCTTCTTCCGTCTGCGCCTGCACGGGGGAGAATTTGTCCATATTGCGCCAGTGGTCGGCGATGAGATACCAATCATAACAGTTGCCCTCGCCGTCCTCCTCGGAACGGTAATGCTCTGTAATGCGGCACACATCGGTGATGGTGGCATCGGGGTATTCCCTCACGGTCTGAATGAAGCCGGAAAGGTGGCTGTGCGAATCGCCCACAGTCTTGAGGTTTTCAACGGTCACGCCGTTGCGCTGCACATAGCCGAAGATGTATTCCATTTTGCTCTCTCCTTTCGGGCGTAGGCCCTAACAATATTTTTAAGGTCTCTCTGCAGGCGGCCCTTCACGAGACGGGCATACAGGCGGACGCTATTGCAGTGCTTAAGCTGTCCGAGCCGTGACAGTAGTCCGAGGGCCATTGTGTAAGGAATGACCGCACCTCGCTTCAGCTTTTTGTAGTAAGACTGCAGTTGGCGTTTGAGCCGGAAGAGGTTTCTCTTTCGGAGGAGTGTATAGCCGTGACCATAACGGTATCCGAGAGCCGTAGGCAGACGAACTGCCGTGGCGAAATACTGCCATGTGTCCTTCAGCTTCAGTCCCAAGCCTGCAAGCCAGTTGGATATGGCCGCAATCAGCTTCTTCAGAGACCGTTTGTTGGGCGAGAAAATCGTGAAGTTGTCCATATATCTCATGTAATGGGATACACGAAAGCCACTCTCCCGAATAAGATGGTCGAGTGGCTGAAGGACAACATTGGCGAACCATTGAGAGAAGTACGCTCCGATGAGGATGCCGTTTTTAATTACTCTCCAAACGAGGTCGAGGATACGGTGGTCTTTGACCAGTTGCTTCATTCGGTCAAACACGACCTCCGGCTTAAGGCTGTCGTAAAAATGGTGGATATCCAGTTCCGCACAGTACTTCGTGCCTTTCGGGTCATCACGCATCCACTTTTTGACGGCGGTCAAACCGTAGTGGATGCCTCTGCCTCGAATAGAGCCACAGCACCATCTATCCATACCACGCATCATCACAGGCTGAAGCACCTGCACGAGGGCGTGATGGATGTACTGGTCGGGCCAGAGGCGAGGCTCGTGGATATCTCTCCACTTCCCGGCGCTCTTGTCCCATCTGCGTTTCAATGCAGCAGGCGAAGGCTCGAAGCCTTGCTCGATGATGTTCCGAAGGTCGATAATTCTCTGCGGAATGTCGCTGTCCACCCATACGACCACCTTGTTCGGCCTGTGGTGAGGTCTCCAACGGTGGGTGCGGTTTACCTCAAGAATCGCCATTTTAAGGTTCTCGTCCGAGATAAGTTTTGCGTATAGGTTCTTTGCTCGTTTCATAGGGTTTTGATTTCTCCTTTTTGCCTCACGGTGTTTCCTGCGCTCGTTTCCGAGAGTACTAAACCGTGCCCTTATAGCATATCTTCACCAAGGGGTGTGCGACTACTGTACCCATCTATGTAAACCGCCGAAGCGGATTACTGGAGAAGTACTTGGTTAGCTGAACCTTCGCAAAGGTGGCGGCAGCCGATGTTGGCGTTCGAGTTCGAAGCGGTGTTGTTACCGTTCAAGTAGAACAAGCCGTGGTTCTGGTTCTGGTTGTAGTTACCACCACAGTGCAACACGACACCACTGGAGTTGTAGTTGCAATAATCCAGACGAGAAACCTAACGACAGGAGAGAACATCGGACTACTGGTACAGTAGCCCCAAATTAAGATTTAATCCGATAGGTTATATGCCAAGGGGGATGCGTCCCCCTTGGCGAACCCCCTTAAGGGAGTTTTTGGAGGCGGCAGCCGACGTAGGCGTACGAGCTCGAAGCGGCGTCGTTACCGCTCAAGTAGAACAAGCCGTAGTTCTGGATCTGGCTGTAGCCACCACCACAGCGCAACACGACACCACTGGAGTTGTAGTAGCAATAATCGCAAATGTAAGTCGATTCACTGCCTGCAACAGCCGAAGGATAGAGCGCCCATTCAAAGCCACTCGCCGTAGGTGTGCCGTATGCCGAAATGTAACCGCCAGAGGTCGGTCTTGTTCCGATGTTGGTGCCGCCGCTTGAATCCGAGAAGGATGCAGGCTTTTTGATGCCGTAGATGGTCGAACCGCTGAAGTAGATGCCATCGACCCAGTCGTAGACATTGCCCCACAAGTCCTCAATCCATCTGTACTGACAGCCGACACCGTAGGTGCTGCGGTTCGATTTCGCCGTGCCAGTATGATACTGCATACTGTCGGTCGCGCCCATATTCTCCGTGCCGGAGTTGTTGCCGCAACCGTAGCCGATGGTCTTCTGGGCGTTCCAGTCGGCGAACTCTACGAGGTAGAGCATATAAATCGTCCACAGCATCGCAAAGTCAAACTGCCAGATGGTAGAGCCGAGGTTGTGGATGCCACTTCGAGCGTTTGCTCTTGTAATGCTTGCCTTCGGCTTACCGCCAGACTGCGACTTGTAGTTGCTCGTGTGGCAGTGATAGCGGCCGACATAGACCACATCACGCTCACCAGAGCCGTCTCCTCGGTCTTGGTGGGCAGGCGATACAGAGAAGCCTGCGGTCGCCTTGTCTGCAATCTGAAGTTTCATAGTAGAGCCGGAGCGAGTCCATTTGTACCAGAACTTCGGAATGGAGACGAGAGTGCCTGCGGCGCTGTCCGTGGACTTCACCATGCCACTCCAAGGCATAAGGTTGTCGAAGGGACTGCTGCCTGTGCCGTTGTTTACGGCCGGCACGGGGTTCGTGAAGCCTGCGGACTCGTCCGTTCTGCTCCACACCGTACTGCTCGTGCCATCCCACTGCACACCGTAGATGTGAACATAGGCGAGGGTCACGCTGACAGACTGACCGTTGCTCGTGATGGTGGCAGTATCCTCTGCCTCCTCGCCGTCCTTGGTGGCCTTGAGGGTGTATGTGCCAGTCTCCGTGACTGTAAAGACTGCCGTTCCCGTGCTTGTCTTGGTCTGGGTAACTCCGCCCTTGGAGCAGGTTACCGTAGAGCCGGACGGCACGGTGACGGTGATGGTGGCAGAGAAGAAGGTCAACGCCACCTCGTAGATTTGGACGGTATCCACCTCCACGCTGACCGTATTGCTCGTCTTTCCGTTTTTCGTAGCCACGACAGAATAAGTGCCATAGCCGGAAAGGTCGAAGTTGAGGACGGCCCCCGTGGATGTCTTGGTAAGGTTCTCGCCGTTGCCGGATACCGTGACAACAGCACCGCTTTCAACGGAGACGGATAAGCGAGGTTTGAGTCCGAAGTCCTTACTCTGGGCCTCTGCTTCGCCCTGGCCGTTAATCATAACGACCTGTCCCTCCGTTCCTGTGATTTTTTCCTGCAGGTAGGTTTTGCTCATTTGGCTTTTCTCCTTCCTATTTTTTTAGAACTCAACATAGATGCCGTTTGCATCGCGCCCAAGAGTGAGGGCGAGTGAGCCTGTAGCCTTCTGCACGGCGTTATTCCAAGAGGTACGCTCTGCAGATGTGATATGCACCACTTGACTGCCTGTGTGCTGTTCAAAGGCGGTCTTATCGGCTTTTGTCGCAAACCGTGCGTTGTGAGCGTCCGTGGCGGTGTTGTGGTTGCTGACAGCCGTGCCGATGGCGGTTCGGATGTCCGAGTGGGCAGCGGCAGACTGGTTGTGGGTGCTGATGGCGTTCGAGATGTCCGTCCCGGTAGCCTTGCCGTTCCATGTCTGCTTCTGTGCTGCGGTGACATGGATGTCGCCGTCCTGCTTATGAAGTCCGAGGGCATCAGACACGGCTTTGATAAGGCCCCGAATGAAGCTGTGGGCGGTCTCGCTCTGGTCATGGTCTTGGATGTCTTGATGCGTAGCATAGACGAGGGACGGGTCGAGCAGGCAAGACACTGTCTCGGCATCGCCCACGATAAGCGGCACCGTGATGTGCTTCTCAACGGTCTCGACCGAGGCGGCAGGGATGAAGTCTGCGGTGTCGTATGCGTTCTGGTAGCAGTACAACACATCGTGGCTTCGGTCATCGGGGTAGTTCGGGTCTGCGGCAAAGACGCCAATCTCGCGCCAATAGAAACCCTCGGTCATCCCGGCATTGCTGAACGAGCCGGAGATGTCCACATAACTGCCGTTTCCGTTCGACAGGGCCGCTTCGATGGTTACGACCGTGTCTACGAGGTCAGTGAGGTTTGCGATGGCGGTTGAGAGCGTTCCTTTTCCCAGTTTAATGGTGGTGAAGGAGATGCCCTGGCCTCCGATGTTGGCGTAGTAGAGCGCCTTGCCTGCATTGGTTAGTTTTGGTGCTTGGAACATAGCGTTCTCCCTCCTTTACAATGTGGCTCGGTTCAGCGTGATAAAATCGCCCGTGTGAACCCAGAAGCCGATGTGTGTCTGCATTGCCTCCGTGGATAGGTCGAGGATGATTTCATCAAGCCACGCCGAGAGCCTTTTGACGGTGCTTAATACTCTGGTGAACTCCTCCACATCAGCCTGCGTGATGGCAGGGTTTGTGGTGTAGGCCTTGAAGTGGTACGGTTCGCCGTCATAGTCGAACCACTCTTTGATATACCCGGTCTCGAAGATAGCCTCGATGATGCGGTTTACCGCCGAAGGAGTGCCCATCTTCACATAGAAGGTGAGTGTTCCCTCGATAAGAGTTCGCTTGACGGCGATACTGTAGTCCTCCCTGTAGGCAGGCGTTCGGAGTTCCGCTGCGAGTACATCAAGCACCTGCTCCGGCGCTTTGGAAAGAGCCGCATATACTCGTGCGTTGTCTGCGTAAGCACAGATTGCATCTATCTGTCGGCCGACCGCATAGGCGATAGCCTGCACCTCCGTCTGTGATGCAAGGTTGCTCGGCAGAAGGTCTGTGAAACGACCACCCTTGAGGTTAATCATCTTCCAGACCTCCGTAGTTCACCACCGCTTCGCCTTGGAGTGCAGGGACGGAGGTCGCTGCCACGGCGGCGTAGGTGGGTGCGGTCATAACGACACGCTTTGCCCCTGCTGCGATAGCGAGGGCGGTGAGTTTGGAGGGGTTGATATCCCTTCCGATGCGGCGTTGCCACTTGATATAGTCGCTCACGGCGGTTTCAACGGCAGACTGTATCGTGACAGCCTGTGCGCTGTCGCTGCGGTTGATATAGTAAGTGAGGTTGATGGTGTAGTTCACCTCTGCAGGTGCCGCCACCGTTACCACATCGGTCATCGGACGGATGGTATCATCGCTCAAATAGGCAAGCAGACCGTCAATAACCGTCTGTTCCGGCGTAGAGCCGTCTGCCATAATGAACACGATGTTGACCTCTCCTGCCTCGTGATTTGAGGTAGCCACCACATCGCCGATGGCAGGGTTGTATGCCTTGGCGTGATAGAGGTAACTGTCCTCTGGGCCTGCGGTGGAGTATTCCGAAGGTGCGAGGTAGACACGCTCCGCAAGGGCTGTGTCGCTCTCGGTGTCTGCACCGCCAGAAGTGGCGGTCATGTTTGATACCGACTGCACATAAGGAACTGGGTCAACGAGGGTTTTGACGCTCCCGATTGGGATGTCATTGCCCCTTGCTGCCGCCTCGGTGCAGGTTGCGGACACATCTACATAGAGAGTGCCTGCAGGGATTTCGATATACTCGTCCGTGGCGAAATAGATGTCCTCTGCGGTGGATGCACGAGTGCCTGCAGGAATGCCCACAGCCACGCTCTGGATAGCCGAGAGCGTGAAGCGGAGGGTGGTTACTGCCGAGGACGCAGGCAGTCGTGTGATGCCCTTAAACAGGGCGAGGTTGTCCAGAAACTCCGAGTAAGAGTACTTCAGAAGGTTCTGCTTTCCGGCTCGGTCGACATACTGGTAGCCTTGGAAGATGTGGACGGCCGCCGCATTGAGTATCATACGGTGGACGCTTGCTCTCTCAAGCACGACCTCTCTGCCTTCAGCCTGCGACATAAAAGCCTCGTAGTCTGCAATCATCTCCGACTGCACTTGGTCGATGGTCTTGTTGTCAATAAAGCTGATGTCCGGCGTGTTTTTGATAGCGTCAATCTCCGCCATTTGTAATCACCACCTTTGGAATTAGTGTGCCTGCAGGACTTGCCACCCACGACACCGACTCCACTCGCAGTTCGGGGATGAACCTTGCGATTTTCTCCGTGATTTCTGCCACATAGAGACTCTTTGCGGTCTCCGATGGCATATCGAGGAAGTCCATGTCAACACCGAACTCCCGGTCAAGGGGCATCGTGCCGACAGGCGTAGAGAGAAGGAGAGAGATTTTGCGGCTATATTCCTCAAGCATCTCACTCGCAAATGTGAATGATAGATTGAATTGATATAAACTGCTCATACATACTCCTCCAGACTAATCGAAAGAGTCGCCTTGGCAAGTTCCCCTCGGCTGTAGATTTTGTTCCACGATTCCGAGGACGATACCAAGCGGAATGGTCTGCTGCCGACTGGCCGACCGCCGATGACAAGATATTCCGCAGTGCCGTTCTCGACCATAGCCTTGACCGCATCAAGCACCTTCCTCGGTCTCACGCCCAAGTTGGACGAGAGGTAGATGTCTATCTTGACTGCGTTGTTCTCTGCGCCGAGAAACTCCGCCTTCGGCTTCGAGCCGAATGTCGTGTGCGTAGTCCATCTGCCGGAGATGTCTCTCGACATACTCTGAAGCAGAAGGGCCTTGTCATCGCTGACCTCAAACACTATATTTCGACCGAGCGTTCCTACTACTGCCATCCTTGACCACCTCCTTCATACTCCTTCAAAACTTCGTTAAAATAGCGTATGGTGTATCCCTTACGCTTTGCTCGTTGAATTTCGGCTTTCATGCCTTTCGAGAAATACGAGCCGAACACCCAGACCTCCGCACACCTGTCCATCAGTATCTCTCCGAATCGACAGCCGAGTTTGCGCTCGAACTGGTCGGCATCATCGAGGAACTGCGGAAACAGGAGGTGCGGTGCTATTGGCAGATACCCTTTATCGACAGCAAATCGACAATAGGCTCTTGCCATTCCGATGTGTACCTCTGTATTCCCAGAGAACGGGGAGCAGATGTAGACGATGGGTCTAAACGCTCTCACACTCCGTTCTTCTTTGACGATGTTCGTCAATGCCTCATACGCAGTCGGGTCTTGATACCCCTCTGCGTTCTTTTTATTTACGCCCATACCATCACCACCTTACTTGGGAGGCGATGTGCTGCCACCGCTGTCTCCTGTGTGAGTGTGATTCTTGAGGGAAACACCGCCTCCGACCACATCGACCGAAGCCGTTATTGTGCCGTCTGCAGTTATATCGCCCTTGACGGTTACATCGCCGTTCACGGTGAGGTTGCCGTTGAGAGTGATGTTTCCGAGGATGGTAATGGTCGTGCCGGAGCATTTGATATATGCTGTGCCGTCCCTGTTCAAATCCATTCTGAATAGGCCTGCTCCGCTTTCTTTTGGCACATTCTTGTCGTTCCAGTAGCGCCCAAGGACAAGGCCTGCCTCCGCACCATTGGAAAGGTGCAGGACGAGGACTTGGTCTCCGATGTTCGGCATACCATACCACTCTGAAAGCATCGGGAGGGGTCTGGTAACACTGCCGTCTTGGTCGGGGTAAGTTACGCTGACGAGGCCTTTGGCGTAGTCGATGGACGATACCTTGCCGATTCTGATTGTTTCAGCCATAAAGTGCCTCCTATTCTTAAACCTTCGAGAGGTCAAGTTGCATGGTGTACCCACTGCCAAGGCTGTGTGTAACCTTGTCTATGTAGTACTTGCCAGACAGCTTTGCGAGGCCCGTTATGTTGATGCACTGCCCTGCATAGAGCGAGGCGTTGCCCATAATGGTCACCTGCATACTCGTAGCACCGTGGTTAGCCTTGTTGACCGCTGCCTTAATCTTTCGCTCGGCATCGGCAACGCTGTCCGCCTTGCCGGACATCTTGAGGATACGGTTGCCGCCGCCAACCTTGGCAACGATGTCGTATTCGCTCAACTGCTGCGTGTAGGTGTACTCGCCGCCAGTGTATGTGCCTGCAAGGGTCGATTTCCAACTGAAGGACTCCAAGTCCGAGGGAGCGAATGTTGCCACCACACCCTTTGCCTTGTACTCCTCACGGTCGAATATGACGATTTTGTTGGCATACACCTTCATCGAGTAGCCGTAGGTGTCGCAGAGGGACATCAAGAACTCGCAGTCCGTTTTTTTGGACTGTTCGATGGATTCTATGGTGAACTCTGCACCTTGCACATCCCAAAACAGAGCGATGCCTGCCTTGCCTGCGATTTCCGTAGCCATCTCTTTGATGGTCGCATTGACCCACGTCTTGGTGCGCTGCGTCTCACGGAACGCACTGTCGGCAGGGGTCGACACGGCAGAGATGCTGCCATTCACGGGCCAACCTCTGAAGCTGAAGTCATCTAAAACAAAAAAGCCGCAGAAAAGGGAGCGATTGTTACCCTCTCGTCCCCAATTCTGCAGCTTAATCTTTGCGGACAATGAGTCTCCGGCAGTCGGCA